AACATTTTGTCAATAGGTAGAGGGCATTTTTTGTCAGCCCTCTGTAGACATTACTTACGACCTTTACGGGCTTTGCGTCCCATACGAGCCATTTTTGGAGCCATTTTTGCTTTTCCGTACATCATGACATTTCCTTTTAGAAGGCCACCTCAAAGGGGAGGCAGCCACACCCTTTCCTTGCGGAAATCTTGAATCAACGGCGGCACTTACGTCCACTTTTTGTCTTCATGTTCATCTTGAACTCCCATATTGTTTGCGGTTGGAGTCCCGTTGACTCCTTCCGTACGAGGTTTTAAACCCTGTTTGACGCATTGTCAAGTTGGGTGCTGCCTCATTCCTTTTCAGGGAAGCAGTATCTACCCGTGGTTGGTCAGCCGTAGGCTGTGTCATGCCAGTTGTGTTTGGAGCCATCATCCCACCTTTTTCAAGTCTGGTTTACCTTCTGCCTTTGGAGGTTGCATTTGTTGTAATTGCTGCTCCATAGCCTGTTGAGCTTCTTGCTTTTCTTCTGCTTTTTTGAGTCGCTCTAACAACAATTGTTTCATTGGCGGCTCAATCATGTCAAGCAAGGACTCTTTGTCGATTACGCCAGCTTGGAACAACTCAAACGCCATCTTGCGGCTGTCTTCCATAAAGATGGGTGAATTTGAGTGGGCATCCACCTTCACCACAAAGTCACGGGTGAACTGGTCAGCAATGAATTTCAAGCCATGTGCGTCTGTGTAGTGGGTGTTATCGTAGACCTGCATACATTTCAGGTACAGGGTAGCCATCTTTTCTAGGCTGTCTTCGATAACAAGTGCACGTTTCTTGGCTCGGCTTGAACCTAGACGGGCAAGCTGGGAAGCGTGACCAGAAGAACGAACACCTGCTTCACCACGGCCTTGCAAGACGCTGACGATGCCAGATGCCTCTTCAAACATCAGGTCAACTTCACCAATCTCACGGAACAAATCAGGTGGAATAGTTGGTGCTAACTTCTCGACTTTTGCGTTTGGCATGTCGGTTGCCAGCAAGCCACCAGCACGGTTGAGGGCAAAGTTCTTCTCATCCAAAATGCCTGTAAAGCCAATCAGGGCGGTAGGTGGGCTGACTTGTTTGGACAGCAAGTCCAAGATTTCCGTCATCCGTTTGTTGCGTAACTGCTGGAGGTAGACCAGACGCTGAACCTCAGACGCACCCCAGTAGTAGTCGTACAGGGGGTTGGGGCAGATTTGGATGAAAGGCAACTCACCTTTCAAGAACATGCTTTCGCCAGAACGGTCATAGATGATGACGTTGGGGTCGGCTTTGGTTACAACTTGGTAATCTTTTGTCTCGTCATTCCAGACCCAGAGTTCAATCATCTCGATGGTGTCTTCGGAGACTTGGGCTTTGTAGGTTGGGTTACCAGTCAAGTCCAGATTGACGTTACCGTACATGGTCGGGTTGGTTTGGGACAGGATGATGCGCTGAATGCCGTTGGCAATCTCGGTACGCTCATGCTGCGAGGCCATGACCCGCTTGACGATGGCATCTCTGTCTGGGTGGGAGTAGAGCCTGTCGAACAATTCGGACTTGGTGATGTAGTACGAGTGGACAAGGGCTTCTTGCCTGTCAGTGTAGGCACTGTCTTCACGCAGTACGCCAATACAGGCGGGTTCCACCATGTAGGGGTGGATACCGTTGTTGATAACGAGTTTGACAAAGGTTGAGTTGTAGCAAAGTGACCAGGTGACTGCGGTTGAGAACACTTGGTCAGCGTTACTGTTGAGCCATTCGTCATTCAGGGCTTTGCTGAGAGTCGGAACCTTAATCTGTTCGTCTTCGGAGACAGCCGCACCCGTGTGGATAGAGAACTTGGTGGTTTCTGCTGAGTACAGGAACGAGGTCAGTTGGTCAATGTGGGGGTAAATCTTGTTATAGATGGCGGGTACGTCATCAGGAGCGTTACCAAACAGGTAGTAGCTACGCAGGGATGAGTAATCGACTTTGCGTTGCTCACGGCTGACGAGACATTTTTCTATCAAGTCGAGATAGAACTGTTCTCTAGCAATCGGCTCTTTAGGTATTCTCATTTTCTCACCTGTAAGTTTTCATGGTCTGCCATGTAGCTGGCGGCTCTTGGGCCTTGCAAGTCTCCCGCAGCTTTTGGATTTATGCCCACAGATTCTCCGTTAACAGACTTAAATTGTCCACCTAGCACGGATTTCATGCTGATATTTGACCCGCCACCCCAGATTACGGAGTCACCAGGGCGGGTTTCCTTCTGTTTTTGCTGGTTTTGGGCTTGCATAGCGTCTGTAGCTTCGGCAAACTGCTTGTCTGTCAGCTTATTCTTGCGTTTCATGTAGCCAGTCTGGTGTTCACCAGCTTTTGTGGACTTGATGTCCGTCATGTCGTACTCAATAGCCAGTTGTTTTAGGTTATTGTCGGTTGCAGACGTTTTTGGCGACCTTGTGCCTACAGGTTTGAGGTGAACTACGGATAATTCCCCTTTGCAGTTCTTCATAGGGCATGTAGGCTCCCAAGCCTCAAAAATACCGTGGTTTGTGCAGTAATAGTCTCTCAAAATACCCATTTTTACCCCCTTAGTGCTTCGTCAAGTGAAATTTCGCTGTAATCGTGCCTGTTTGTCATCCCAACCTTGATTTTTATGCCATCAGAAGTGACTTGTAACCCCATTTTTGGCATGTAAACGGGCTGAGATTCTTTCCTGTAGTCCACATAGCGGGTGTTATCCCGCCTTTTCATAATCTTCACATTCCCTGCTTTCCACTGTTGGTAGGCTTTACTGACCCTTGTTTGCACTCTGGCGGTCAGTGGTTCTGTGTTGTAGATGAAAACATCGTGGAAATGACCGTGACTTATGCCTGCAAGTTCGCAGAAAAGGGCGATAGAGATGCCTCTTTCCTTGTCAGCGTAGAACCGCTGCATGTGTTGGGTGAGTTCACGCTTGCTTAACGGGGTCATATCTGTACTCCAAGGTGTAGCCTTTGTCCTCTAACCAGTTCAAAAACTGCATTTCTCCGTAAGCGGTGGTTGGGTCGGAGGGAACAACGATGTGGTTATCTGTTATCAGCTTTCTTGTCTGGGCATGGTGGCCTAGCAAAGAGTCAAAATTGAAGCCTTCTTCGTGGAAACCACGGCCTACGTACTCAATACTGAAATGTTTGGCAATGTCGATAGGGCAATACTTGTAGCCGTAACCTTCAAGTACGGGCTTTAGGATGGCAGACAACTGAGCATCCTCGTTCCAGCCGTGTATCTCATTGCTGTTCATGTGCATGATGCCGTGCTTGTTACAGGCTTCTAGGAAACGCTTGCTACGCAGGGAAAACCCTCCGTTTTGGACAACAGAGACAGGTTCTGTGGCTTCAGTCCACGCAAATTTCAGGTACAGGTGACCGTCACCAAAAGCGCAGTGTGATGGTGCGCCTATGTAGTCATAGTCATAGTATTCAGGTTTGAAGTTATTGCCGTTGAGCACCCAACCGTCATCTTGGACAATCAGGCAGAAGTCTGTTTCTATATACGAATACAGACTGTGCATGGTGAACAGGGAATACCCTAAGTAATCTATAGGGTGGCAACGCTTCCACTCTATGCCTTCTGGCATGTTCTCTGGCTTTTCAACAGAGATGAGCAACCCACGGCTACCTGGCAACTCCCGCACAGACCTGACGATGGAGGGCAGGGCAGAGGCTCCGTTGTTGTGTCCGTAGATAGACACGATTGTGAGTTGGTTGTGGTTCATTGTCCGTATAGTCCCACTCTTTTGAGGTAATCACTGACGTTTCTGCCTACAGCGATTTGTTCAGGGCTGTAGGATTCTTGAGCTTCACTGACATGTCGTGACAGTTTGTGAGCTATCAAGCGAGGTTGAATCTGTTCGGCATAGGCAACGGCAGCAAGGGCAGAGGCAATCACCCTGTCATCTTTACCACGACCAGGTGCTCCTAAGAAACCACCTTCTCGCACGATACCTTTCATCTCTTCTAGGGTATCCATGCTGAGAATACCCATCATGCCCCGCTCAAAATAGTCTTTCATGTACTGCAACATGCGTTCTTTGCTGTTGGCAGTGGTGAGGTAGCCAATACTGTTGGAGAGTCCTCCAAGGGTGTCGTTACGCCTCCAGATGTAGTTAGTCATGCTACCTAGCACATCCATCAAGTCCCGCCCTGTAGCCCCTCCCATAGAGGTTGCCAAGCGTTTCAAGTTCCGCAACTCGTTGATAACGGCTTGACCTGGCCCGTTAACTTCAAGGTTAAGGGTTGAGTTCTTGTATGCGCCAGCAAGGTGGGCGATAACCCACGCAAACTGGTAGGTGTTTAATTCCGAGGTGGCAAACTCAGCAACTTGGTCAAGCCCATCTGCATAGCATCTGTAGACTTGGATACAGAATCTATCTGCCCAATCAGAACTACCATAAGCGGGGTCAGCACCAATAACGTAGTAAGCAGAATCAATAGGCTCTTCCCATATCTTGAGAGTACCGAGTCTTTCAGTAGATTTAAGAACCTCTGTATCTTGGAACAGTTGACCAAACGCATATCTGTAGTAATCACATTCTGTAGTCTTGCTCTTCTTGGCAGCTTCTGTACACCGAGTGTGTGAGAAGAAGGAGGAGCCTGTCATCACAAAGGCATAGTCCTCAGTGGGTGGAAACTCTTGATACATCAGGGCATCGTCCTTGATACCTTCTGCCATCTTCCACCGCCACCAAGCCATTTGCCGAGAGTTAATCTCAAAGCCGTAGAGCTTCTTAATATCCTTGTGCCACTCTTTCTCTTCCCCTGTTAACTTGCCATCCCAGTACACCTTGTAGATGTTGGAGTCGGCAGGAACAGAGTAGTACTCATTACGCCACCAGCCACAGAAGATGGCACGTTGTGTCTTTGCTCGCTTGGCAGTCTTATACATGTCGTGGAACATGTTGAAGCCTTGAGCCGTACTCTCAAACATGTACAGCCGTTCTGAGTTCTTTTCAGCAAGAGAAGCTATCAGGGAGGCAAGACCTTCTTCGTTACCCCACGATGCTGTCTCAGTCCCGTGTAGGTAAGTGATAGCTTTGCCCTGCCCCAGACGAGACTTATTTCCCGCAATTTGGTAGAAGAGCCTCGACCTGTTCTTGAGAACCATCTGGTTTCTATTGTGGGCAACAAGTGGAATCTTGTATTCCTTGGGCAACCCTTCCATATACATAGCGAGAGTAGAGCGGAACATGTCCCTGTTCTCTTCTGTATCCGCAACCAACGTGCCTTGCCAGCCAGGATGTGTGAACTGCCAGTAGAGGTCAAGAGCCAAGGAAATAGTGGTGATACCAAGTTGCCTACCTTTAAGGATGACAAAGAAGTGGATGTCGTTGTCTAGTCCCTTTTGTATCTCTTCCATGACATAAGTCTGAGTCCCCAGCAGGTTACCCATCTTCTTCAAGCCCTCTTCTTTTGTCTCAATCTTGAGTTCAGAACAGAACTTGTAAAACTTCTTCAGGTCAAAGTTCATCTAGATTCCAGTGAATGATGTCGCCAGCAATACGCTTGTTCTTGGCACACGCTATCAATTCCTTGTAATGTGTGGGCGAATACTTCTCTTTCCATTCCGCAGCCAGCGCAATCTTCTGCTTCTTGTTAGTGCAGGACAAGGCTCTGAACATCTCTCGCTGAAACCGAATACGACTCTCCCGTAATGCCATCCTCGTATCCAGCCCTATATCCATACTCCACAGCCTTCTCAACACTTATAGCCATCATGACCATCATCTGCTCCGTACGGGCAAGTCTGGTCAACAGGTCTGCATACGCATCCCGTAACTCATCCTCACCCATCCAAAAAGATTCATCCATTTAAGACGTTCTCCACACCCTTACCTGCTCACCCTCTGTCTTTGCAGTAAACACCCTGCCTAACCGCTTACCAGCCCTGTAATTGGCATTCAACACCTTAGCCCTTGCCTCTAGCGGTACACAGAAGCTATCCCCAACATCCATCTCCTCATACGGGTAGGCATACACCACACGAGGTTTAGGCATCTGTATTCCACTCTCCAGCACTAACTCTGTAATCATATTAACCCCTCTACTGATAACTCCATAGTATAGAGAAAAAAAAGGTTAGTCAAGGAGTAACCCTCGACCAACCTAACAGAGACAACTGCAACTCCACTTTACCAAAAAACTAATTTTGAAAAAATGTAAATTTTTTTATGGGGGGCGACAAGTGGGGTGCACGCCTTTTCAGACCCCAAGACCCATTCACTCAGCCAAAAGCTACGCACCACGCTAACGCAAAGCATAGAACAACCCCTACCCAGTTTTTGAAGTCATGACTAGGGAAGGGTAAGGGGAAACACTACACGGGGGAGAGCGGGATGGGCTAACCCCCAATCGTTTCCTATCGACTACCATGTTTTGATATAGATAACCTATTATATAAACACACATAGTTATCTTCTATTAACCTAGAGTATAACATAGTCTAACCCTAGACTACAACACCAGTGGTATGAACAAAAGTAGTCATTGAATAAACCTAACAATACCTGGCTGCTGATAGAAATAAATGTAGAAAAAGACTATTGACACTCTCTTGACTAGTCTTATAATTAACTCACTGACTAACGAAGTCAGCAACAAACAGAAGGTAAGTTACCATGAAATATCAACCATCAATCAACATTTGGAATGTAGTTCCTGCTTCACGCATTAAAGACTTACAAGCGGGTCAATGGGTCTATGCAGGAGACAGAGCAGACAAAGGGATATTCTTAGGTGTAAAACCATCAGGCACTATTGTTTGTGCTTGGTATCGCAACGCTAAGAACTCCAAAGACTTTAAGGGCTATGTTAAGACCTTGCGACAATACGCTAAGGGTTAAGTGACACCTACAAGCTCACTAGGTGGGCTTGTGGATTGTCATTCTGTTGTAGAATGCTAATCATCTCATCAACTAATCAGGAGCTAGTAGCTATGGAATTCTCAGAACATGGATTCATCACAAAGGTCGAGAATGTATTTCCTGACCTTCACCTCATCCACTTAAAAGATGGTCGTGTGGTTGGTATCAATTCAGAGTGCATCGTTCTCTATGCAAGCGAGGAAGCATTTTACGAATGCGCTACCAACGAACTCCCAACCATTGACCTCATGGGAGGCAAGTAATGAGCTACAAAACAGAATTCCCAGACTTTGACTATGAAATAACCCTCCCAGAGGGTTGGGTAGATACCTCTTGGCATAACGATGTCAGCCCAAGCATAGAGAAACAAATTGGCGACATCAAACTCAAGATTTGGTGCGACTACCAAGACCCCGACAAAAGGGAAGTCGGTGGCAAACAATTCACAGTTGCAACCTACGATTCCAACGAATTTGAAGAGTTGCAAGACCTTGCCTCATTCGACACTTTCGCAGATGCCCTCACCTTTTGCCAATCAATCAAGGAATAAACCATGAGCGACACTACATACAATGGATGGTCAAACTATGCAACTTGGCGCATCAATTTAGAGATATTCGATGGGTTTGACCCCTCCGACTATTACAGTTCATTTGACCCCACAGATGTGCATGAACTAGCAGACAGTCTCCAACAATATGCGGAGGAGGTTATTTTTGAGTGTGGTTACGATGAGCGCAGACCCTCTAACCTCATGGAAGACTATGCACGGGCATTCTTGCAAGAAGTCAATTGGTACGAAATAGCCCAACACCTCATTGAAGACCACATAGCCGAAAACCAAGAATAACCCAACTGATAACCTCTTGCGGGGGGTTATCGGGTGTGTTATCCGACATGCTGCAACAACCTGGAGGTCTGTGACCATGAAAATTTACACCAATGACGATGTGCATCTCATCGCAGAGAACGCACTCAATGCCGCCATTTTGTCCATTCAAGACGAATTAGGGCAAACAGATGGAGGCGTGGCGGGTATCTACTTCTCAGGGGACAAAGAAGAACAAATATTGTCCCTTTTAAAGTCTTACATCCAAACAGAAATCATGTTCAAGGAGTAAGCCCCATGAAAATCAAACCCATAAAAGTAGCTCATCACCGCAATGGAGTGAGCGGAATGCCTTTTGATTGTGTCCTTTTTGACAAAGAAGAGGATGGCAAAACAACGCACATGCTTGCGGTTAGATTCCCCGATGATGAGGGGGAGGGTTATCAAAACCCCCGCATAGCTGTTTTTGATGTTGCCCTCTTGTATGAGTCTGTGATTGAGTTCGGGGAGAACTCTTTCAGAGGTGACCATTTTGTAGATGACATCGACAAAGCCATCAAAGCCCACTATGAGGAGCTTGCCCCATGATAGATACGCACTGGCTGCAAAGCCCCAAACCCGTAGAAATTAACTTCAATGACGTTACAGGGGCGCTGTTTAACCTCTACGACATTAAAGAATCCCTGTCTGACAAGGTGAAAAACAAGCCCCTAGAGGGTGATTGTTTAGGCTTTACCCTTGGTCAAACCTTGGACTCTGTGATTGAGTTCTTGGAACAGTTAGAGAAAAAATGCACAGAGGTGTCCCATGATTAAGTTCAAGCCTGAGTCCCTGAACGACACTACCCGCAAATTCCCCCGCACCTTACAAGAGGCTTTCCCATCTGCCCCAGAATGGCAGGAAAAGCCCCCCTTGCATGACAAGGTGCTGGCCTATATTGCCATGTTCGTGGCAGGGTATTTGACAGCCCTTTTGGTTTTCAGTTAATATCTGCCCCGTTGTCGTCGAAGTCAACACTATGAAGCCGTTTACACATGCCTCGCCCCGTTTAGGGGAACTTCGACGGGGCAGTTGTAAGCGGCTTTTTTATTGGGTCTTCGGCTATACACGGGGGCATCACCCACCCCTTGTAAATGTTGATGCGACAGATACAGATAAGCGTGACGAACTGGCCTTGTGTCTCCTGGGTGAGCATCCCTCGGGGCAGCGACAAGTCGGGTTTGACAAGAGGTTAATAGCCCCTTTGTTGAATAGTCTAGATAAACGAGAGCATCTATCCTCTGTGGATAACACAGTGGATAAGTTACCCACAGGCACTCCCTCGGGTGGCCCTTCTACGTCTAATGTTTTAAATTTACAAAGGGAATACGGGAACCATGACAAGAGAACAAGCAAACAGACTGCTAGATGAGGTCAGGTGCGGTAAGCCCCATC